TAAAACAACTCGATAAAGTGCTTAAAGCCCAGCGTGACGCTGAAAAAGCATAGTGACACCACGTCAGGGCGGCACGGAAAAAGCAATTTGCTTTCTTTCGTCCACCGCCCACCTATTTTAAGGTTTTCTTATGGATTATGTTTCTGCTAACCCTGTGCCACAAAAAGACGAAACCATTAAAAATAATGGCTTTTTCCCTGATATTCAAACTCGTGATTTTCAATTGCAAACGCGTGTTGATGGCACTGTGACACCGGAACGGCTGAAAAGCACGTTATTGAACGCCATGATTGAAGTGAATCGCGAATTGTATCAGTGGCGTATTGGTCAAGCTGCGAAAACATTAAAAGAGGTGCCCGCTGAACAGATTAACGGTGAAAGTGAACTGATGATTTTATATCAGCGTGCGGTGTTCTGTTTTGCAAAAGCCAGTTTAATCGAACGCTATCGCGATATTGATACTACCGCACAAGGTAATAAAAAAGCCGACACCATGACGCCGGCTATTGATGAAGTGTGGCGTGATGGCAAGTGGGCGTTACAACGTATCAAAGGGGAAACCCATAACACGGTGGAGCTTATCTGATGCGGATTTATACCCAACAAGGGGATACCGTCGATGATATTTGTTGGCGTTACTTTGGTCAGTCATCCGGCATGATTGAACAAGTATTAGAAGCCAATCCGGGGCTGGTTGAATTAGGGGCAATATTACCCACCGGCACCGCGATTGAGTTACCGGATACGCCTCAACAACACAGCACCACACCGATTTTACAACTTTGGGATTAACCCCTTTAAGGGGGAAGGTATGAAGAAGATGCCCTATAAAGATCCAAATAATATGAATTGGTTTACTGCCTTATTAATTGCCGGTATGGCGGTTTTTGGTGGTATTGCCAGTTATGCCAATAAAATAGTGAAAGGGGAACCGTTCCGCTTTGCCATCTTATTTGCACAAATTGTTGTCTCTATGTTTTCAGGGGCATTGATTTTATTCGGTGCAAGTTATTACCAGTGGCAACCTGAAATTGCCGGCGCTATTGCCGGTATGGCGGGCTGGTCTGGTGCTGCATTGGTGAGTGCGTTAGAAAAAAGATTCTTAAGGAAGGTCTCTGGTGAATAAATTTATCTTTAGTCAGCGCAGTAAAAATAACCTTATTGGCGTTAATCCGCTATTAGTGAAAATTGCTTATCGTGCATTAGCCATTTCTACGGCAGACTTTGCGGTGATTGAAGGTGTTCGCACACTTGAAAAGCAAAAAGAAAACGTCAAAAAGGGCGTTTCAAAAACATTAGACAGCCGTCATTTAACAGGCGATGCCATTGATATTTTGCCTTCTGCGATTAAACCAGGGATGGAATGGCACCCGCATTTTTTTGAGCCGATTTTAAGAGCCTTTAAACAAGCGGCAGATGAAGAAGGGGTAACATTACGTTTTGGTAAAAACTGGAAAAGTGATCCCAGTTTACCCGTTGAAACCCGCTTTCCTGATTATCCTCATATTGAGATCCCACGATGAAAAGGAACGTACTGCTTATTATTGTGGCGGGTGTGATGGGCTTGCTACTGATATTTAAGTTTGATGCTTTGCTCACTGAGAATAGCCAGCTTAAGGGTGACAATCTTGCCCTTAAGCAAAATGTTATCAGTCATCAAGACGCCATTGAACGCTATCAGGAAGAGCTTGCCCGCTTATCAGAACTAGATAAACAACACACAAAGGCGCTAACCGATGCAAAAAATGATATTAGCCGGCTTAATGATGAGTTGCGCAATAATACTAAACGGGTGTACATCAAAGCCGATTGCCCCAACCCCGATAATCACACCACCGCCACCGCCGGCATGGGTAATGCAACCCCCGCACGACTTACCGAAACAGCTCAACAAGATTATTTACGTCTCCTCGAAATGATGGCGGAGAATAAGGCACAAACGGAATATTTGATTGATTATACAAATCGATTATTGCAATACATCAATGAGTTAAACCATGAAAAAGCCTGCAAACCTGCGTGATGCATTAATTAAAAAGGTAAGCTATTTAGGGGATAACCCCGATAGGCTCTACACCTTTATTGACGGCGGGGCGATTGTGGCAACGGGTGCAAGCAGTCAATCTTATGAGTATCAATACAATCTCAATATTATTATTGATGATTATCCAGGTGACCAAGATGTGTTAATGGCGGTGATCATTGGTTGGATTGAACAACATCAGCCTGATATTTTCCTTAATCCCGATAAACGCCAAAGTCATTTTACCTTTGATGCCTTTATTGATAGCAACCAGACCGCCAGTATTAGCATTGATTTAAAGTTGACTGAGCGTGTCCTCGTTAATGTGCAAGCGGATAAATTGGTTGTTGGTGCCATTGAAGAGCCGGCTGATCCGTTTGAAAGTTGGGAGAGTGTGGTTCATGAACGCTGATGATTTCAGCCCGTTAACCCAAGCATTAGCCGCTATGTTGGCAAAAGCGTCACCCAATGAACGTAAAAAATTGGCTCGTGAGATTGCCCGTGATTTACGCAAAAGCAATTTACAACGTATCCGTGCGCAAAAAAATCCCGATGGAACGGCATTCACCAAGCGTAAAGCATCAACGGTTATCGTGTTGCGAGGAATGAAATTTGTCTGGAAAGGACAGTCTCGCAGTTTAAAAAATTGGCGATTACGCAAAACAAAAAAAGGTGAGGTGATCACCGGTTACGATTTGGAAAAGAAAGCCGAACGTAGTTTTTATAAGCGCGATATTCTGCGTTTTATTGAAGTAAAAAAAGACAAAATTAGCACCGCAAAGCCCAATAAACAGACTCGCATGTTTAAGCGTTTAGCCACTGCCCGTTATTTGCGTATGTCGGCCAATGATAAAGGTGTCACGCTTTCTTTTGCTCCGCAAGTGGCGGGTATTGCTGCGGTGCATCATTACGGTTTAAAAGAGCGTGTGCGGGGTAAGTCATTAGAAATTCAATATCCTGAAAGAAAGCTATTAGGATTTTCACCGGCGGATATCAAACATATTGAAAATCAGTTACTGGAATTCCTTTCCCGTTAATTGTTCTGTCTTTGAAACAATCCCAACCCCGTGCGTTTTTTTATTTCCCGTTGCACATTGCGGGTATGAATATCGCAGAACTTATCCGAAAAATACAAAACTTGATCCGCACTGGCGTTGTGATTGATGTCAGTGCGGAAAAAGGCTGTCGAGTTAAAACGGGCGACAATGAAACCGACTGGCGCCCGTGGCTGACTGCACGTGCTGGTAACTCGCGCTCATGGTGGGCGCCCAATGTTGGCGAACAAGTGTTATTGTTATCAATCGGTGGCGATTTAACTACCTCGTTTGTGTTGCCGGCGATATTTTGTGATGATTTTTCAGAGCCGTCAACCTCATTAACCGCCCATCGTCATGAGTATAAAGACGGGGCAGTAATTGAATATGAGCCGGCAACAGGGGCGCTAATAGTCACGGGAATTAAAACCGCCGTGATTGAAGCCCGCGAGTCGGTCAAAGTCACGTCACCTGACATTACGTGTGTCGCGACAAGCAAAATCATATTAGATACCCCTACCGTTATTTGTACCAACAACTTAACCACGGGATCACTGACGGTGAAAAAAGGCGGCACCATGACCGGTGATATTACCCATGTTGGCGGGAAAATGTCCTCTAATGGCGTGGTGGTTTCAACCCATACCCACGGTGGTGTGCGTACCGGTGATGGTAATACGGGACAACCGCAATGAACTATCTCGGCATGAATGCACAAACCGGTGAACGTATTACCGATATTGAGCACGTTCGCCAGTCTATTAAAGATATTTTTAATACCCCCATTGGTAGCCGATTGATGCGCCGTGAATATGGTAGTTTGCTGGCCGATTTAATTGATGGCCCAGTTAACGCCAAGATGCGATTGCAATTAATGTCAGCGTGTTACACCGCAGTTTATCGTTGGGAGCCACGTATTGTGATGACGGCCATTGATATTCATAGCCAACAGG